AGCTTGCGCCCAATCAAGTCCACCATGTCACGCAGGTGAAACACCATAAAGATGGTACCAGTGGCTAGAAACAGCCCAAATTGGCTTAGGTCAAAGTCTTGATCTTGACGCTGATAAATGCCGCGCATCTTGTAGATGCTGGTATCATACTTGCGGTCTCTGTTTTCTAGCCACAGCAAGTCCTGTATGTTCTGCTCACTTTGATTAGTATAGCTGGGCTGTGCAGCACTGGCGCTGATGCCCACGGTAACACCAATGCCCAATGCACTGGTGGTATTGGCGCTGATTGTGATGGTGCTGGCATCTTTGGCAATGACCTTGGCATTTGTGGGAATGCCTGTACCTGTTACAGTATCGCCTAGATTGATTGTGCTAGTATCGGGTAGGTTAATTACAGGTCCCGCAGCACCCTGTGCCGCCGTGGTTGCCAACTGTGTGCCCTGTGCAATTGGGCCCAAGTATTTGTGACACAGAATGCCAGTGCCGCCAATGGTAAACATTTCACTGATTCTGCGATCAAAAAACTTGTAATCGTTACTGTGTCGGCCATCTTGCCATAAACTGAGTCTTGCCACTGTAAATCCTTTGTTCGTGTATTTATGCTGATTTGACACGTTAACCAAAAGGTGTTATAATACCAGCATGACGACTCCGACACACATGAATTACTACGAGCGCCTGCAAAAGTGCTTGAAAATGGTACAGGATACCAAAAATATCAAAGCCCGTAGTACCCTGTACAAGATCTACTCAAACTGCAATGATGCATACATCGCCATGGATCGAGAAATGGTGGAATGTAGACGGTTGTCAAAAGTAACACATAAGTACAAAGAATTAACGGAAAAATTTGAAATCTGCGTTAACGAGTTTGAGCAGTGGTATCTAATGGCAACACTAATGTACTAACTTGACTCAAAATGGTTTCTGCGTTATAATAATGGCATGTACAAAGTAATAGACAATACAGGTTTTGTTCGTGGTGCTTTTGATAGCTTAGGCACAGCAATGGAAGCGGCAAAACTAATAGATGAATTTGTAACCATCAAAGGCGCGGACTTTGAGGTTTGTGGGATTTTTGGTGTAGACAGCGTCAAAAACGGGCTCTGCCCCGATGGCGTTGTATATGATTGGAACAAAGCGAGCCGCATTGGCCGCGTGAAAAAGGAACGTGTATAATGGCAACAGTAGCAGGCATCAAGATCAAAAACAAAGCACCACGTCAAGCACGTATTGCTTTCGCTGATGAAAAGTACACTGGTAGCGAGCCTGAATGGCCCGCAGAAGCCGCGGACTGGGACAATGAACGATTTGACAACCGCCTGCGTAAGAGCTTCTACTACTACAATTATTACTACAGTCAAAAAGACTGCAAAAAGTATGTAGTTGAGTGGCTACAAAAGAACAGCAAACTTTCAATCGAAGAAGTCAAAGCGTTTAACCGTGCAGGTGATCGCTTGCTGCCTATGACAGTGTGCAGCCTTATCATGGCGCACCGCAAGGGCATGCCTTTCCGTGGACGCCACATTGAGTTCATTGTTGACAGTGTTATGGAAGTGGTTGCCAAGGCAGAACCCGAGCCCGTTGCAGAGATTGCAACAGCAGAACAAGTAGCCTACCGTCCCACTATTCAAGATCGACTTGCTGAACGCACAAGCGAGATCATTGGTGAGCTGGAGGGCATCTTTGACGATGTTGCTACAGGTGTCAAGAACCCAACTAAACTGTATGACTATCTTGTTGCCAACAACGTGGTACAAAGCCAGTTAGGAAAATACGAAGATGTTTATAAAACACGAAAAGCTGAACTTGAACTTGCAGTATCCAAAAAGGATGAACAAGTTCGAGAGGGCTACAGCCATCTTAAGGCAGCTGACTTCAAGCGTATTATCGCTTGGATCGACGACCTCCTGGCCGCAGTTGAACAGTACCGCGGCGTTAAAAAGAGCCTCAAGAAGGCAAGAGTTAAAAAAGCTCCAAGTCGGGAAAAAGTGGTTGCTAAAATCAAGTACGCAAAAGATAATGCTGGCCTTAAGATTGTGTCAATCAATCCTGCTGACATTATTGGGGCTCAAGCATTGTGGGTATATAATGTTAAAACCAGAAAGCTGGGTCGATATGTAGCAGCCGCATATCAAACACTTAACGTCAAAGGAACAAGTATTGTGAACTTTGATACCGACAAGAGCGTATCAAAGACATTAAGGAAGCCCGACGAGAAGCTGAGAGAATTTACCAAAGCAGGCAAGATTCAACTCAGAAAATTCTTAGATGACATCAAAGCAACTGAGACCAAAATGAACGGGCGTATTAACGCAGACATTGTGTTACTCAAAGTAGCCTAAACTTAAAATCCTGTTATAAATAGCAATATAACAGGATTTTTCATGAGCGAATTTACCGCACCAACAACTACCCCGGTTCCGTTTGGCAATGTAACTGCATTTGGCAGCATGGCAAACGTAGCGTCATTATACAACCCAACTACGGGTACAGGCGCAGGTTCAATTCAGTTTGACCCTACTTCACTTCCAACAAGTGACCTGAAACGTGCCGAGATCACTGACTATATCCGTATGCGTCTAGCTGATGGTATTGTTGATGTTGAACTAGAGCAAGAGCACTATGAAATGGCCATTAATCAGGCACTGATCAAGTATCGTCAACGTGCTCAAAACAGCGTAGAGGAAAGTTACTGCTTCTTAGACCTATTGCCTGAAACACAGGAATACATACTGCCTAAAGAGATCATGACAGTTCGCGGTGCCTTTAGACGTGGTATTGGCTCGGTTACAGGTACCACAGCCAGTCAATTTGAACCTTTTGCGTCAGGTTTTATGAACACTTATATGCTACAGGCAGGACGTGTTGGCGGCCTAACCAACTATGAATTGTTTGTTGACTATCAGAAACTCAGCATGAAAATGTTCGGTGGTTTCTTAAACTACACCTTCAACCCCACAACCAAGAAGCTGACCATTGTGCGTAAGATGCCTTATGGCTACGGTGGATCAACTGGCGGTGGCGGTGGAACACAAAACCCATTTGAATCTATCCTACTGTGGGTCTTTAATCAAAAGCCTGATCAAATGATCTTAAGCGATACCTACAGTTTCCCTTGGGTACAGGAATACGCCTACAGCTTTGCCAAACGCATCATTGGTGAGGGACGTAGCAAGTTTAGCCAAATTGCAGGACCACAAGGTGGTACGCAGCTCAACGGCGACGCACTCAAAACAGAAGCGCAAGCTGAAATGGACAAGTTGGAGCAGGAGTTGAAAGACTTTGTTGATGGAGGTCAACCACTAACTTGGATTATTGGATAATGCTAGCCAACGAGATCATAACTGAAGCAACAGTAGGGACTCTACATCTAGGCCCCATTGAAGTACGGGTTGACGATCATGCACTTGATCGTACAAAAACTCGTGGTGTTTATCCTAGAGGCGTGGACTACACACTTAAACGACTGTCTAAAATCATCAACAAACTTGAAAAGATTGAAGTGGGACAACAGTTTTGGGTCTATGATTGGACTAGCGAAATCAGTCTGGGTCTGAGAAGAGTCAGTTCTGATCGACTGGTATTCATCCTAAAAACAGTCTACCCGGCACGAGCATCAAGAACACCAAACATACAAAAAATCATAGATATCTAACTTGACCTTAGTGTTACAAATACGTTAAAATGCTCTGTAATAGGAGCATTTTTTATGATCATAGGCATTTGCGGGTTTATTGGTTCGGGCAAAGATACAGCAGCAGACTATTTGGTTAACTTTCACGAGTATCGTAGGGAAAGTTTTGCCAACACACTCAAAGACGCAGTGGCAGCAGTATTTGGGTGGGACAGAACCATGCTGGAAGGGCGTACCAAACAAGCCCGTGAATGGCGTGAGCAGTTGGATCTGTGGTGGAGTGAACGCTTGAACATGCCTGAACTTACCCCACGCTGGGTGCTACAGCATTGGGGCACAGAAGTTATTCGCAATGGATTTCACGATGACATGTGGATTGCTAGTTTAGAAAACAAACTACGCAAGACACAGGACAACGTGGTTATAAGTGATTGCCGTTTCCCCAACGAAATTGCAGCTATCAAAGCACAAGGCGGCAAGATTATTTGGGTGCAACGGGGACTTACTCCGCACTGGTATACTATTGCTGAACAAGCGAATCGAGGCGATACAAAAGCACGTGAATGGCTGGGACTAAACGGTATTCATGCCAGTGAATATTCGTGGGCCGGTACTTGTTTTGATGCAGTTGTGGATAACAATGGCACTATTGACAGCTTGTATACACAGCTCAAAAATCTGGCACAAGAGGACTTGCTCGCCAAGGCAAGCGTGAACGAGCAACCTCCTGAACACAGTTTAGACACACAGTCTTGAGATTGAAGTGATTGTTATTCTTTAAATTGCCATCTAGGTAATATACTGCCGATTGTTCCACTGGGAACTTAAACTTGAAGCCGCATTTCTCACATTGCGGCTTTTTTCTATATCCGCTCTTGGCCCAAGCAGGAACTTCTTTATGCTTCTTGCCCTCACGACTACACACATCGCACACTGATCTATAGTGCGTGACATCTTCTTTGAGATAGTTAACTGCAACTGGTCTTTGGTTGCAAGCGGGGCATATCTTTCTTTCCATACTGTATTTAGTAGTGCTGATCTGAGCTAACCTTTGCAAAGGGCAGCGTAGACACCCAAAAACAGCACTTATTAATAAATATTCATAATAGCAAAAGGAAGTTTACTATGGCATTAGTATCACCAGGTTTAAGTATTACAGTAACTGATGAAAGTCAATATATCAGCAACGCAGTGGGAACAGTTCCACTGGTATTACTAGCAACCGCACAAGACAAAACAATCAACGGTGCAGCAGCAACCGGAACAAGCAAAATCAATGCAGGCATGTTGCAAGTGTTTGGTAGCCAACGCGAATTGAGCACAGCAATGGGTTATCCAGTGTTCCAACAAAGCAGTGCAGGCACACCACTACACGGAAACGAATTGAACGAATACGGACTAATGGCAGCTTACAGCGCCTTGGGCCTAGGTAATCAATTGTATGCAGTTCGTGCAGACGTTGACCTAAACGAATTATCAGGCACCAGCGTTCGTCCAACTAGCGCAGTTCCAGATGGAACAACATGGTTTGACACAGCAGATACAACTTGGGGCATTTACGAGTGGAGCAAAGATACACAGAGCTTTACTCTAGAAACTCCTATCGTTATTACTGATTCTACACAAACAACATCGGCAAACACACAGGGCGCACTAACAGGCGGATCTGGCTATGCTTATACTCCAATTCAAAGCATTGGTAATACTGGTAGCTATGCAGTTGTTACTAGTGACCGCAATAACCGTGTCTACTACAAAGCAGGTACAGATATTGGTACTCTAGATCCAAACAGTTTGAGTAACAAATGGGTTCTAGTTGGTACTCCCAAGTGGCACCAAAGCCACCCAGCTGTAACTGGTACAATCACAGTTGGTACCGGAACACTTTCAACATCATCTAACATTGTTATTAACGGTATTGAAGTTGAATTAGCCAGCGGACAACTATTGTCTAACGTTGCATCAGCAATCAACACAGCAGCTATTTCTGGTATTAGCGCTGACGTGCTAAACGGTAAGATTGCAATCTACAGCGACGGTACAACTTATGGTGGTACTAAAGGTAACGTTGTTATCAGCTTGTCATCATGGGCTAACAGTTCTAATGCAGCAATTATTAACGCAATTGGCTTGTCTACTGGCAACTACTATACAACACAGTTCCAAGCAGCAGACACATTGCCAACAGTAGGTTATGGTTCGTTCACAAACGTTCCTTACTGGACTTCTACTGATACTACTCCTGCTCCAAACGGATCTGTTTGGTTGAAACAAGGTGCTACTGGCGGTGGTTCTAACTTTGTATTCAAGAAATACAATGCTACAACAGGACTATGGGTTACACAAGCAGTTAACTCTTACCTAAACACAAGAGCAGCACTAGTTGCAATAGACCCTACAGGTGGCGGTATCAACTTTGGCGCAGGTACTATTATCATGCGTCAAGATCCAAACCCAATTGGTTTGTCAGCAGGTAACGGCTTGTTCTATGCAGGTTGGGTGCCATTGGTTAGATCAGTTAGTGGTGCAGTAAGTGCTACTGGTAGCCCAGTATCAGGCAGCTTGACTGGTTCATTTACTATGAACATCACTACACCTGGTGCGTTGGCATACACAACTAAGACAATCACAGTTGGTGGCAGCGGTGGCGCACAAGACTTTGTAACAGCAGTATTGGGTGCAGGTTTCGGATCATTGATTCAAGCATCTGTAACAACAAGCGGAGCTATTACATTGACTCACACAGCTGGTGGTGAGATTTCAATGACTCTCAACAGTTCGTATCCTAACCTTATTACCAACGCTGGGTTCAGTGCAAGCACTACCAACGTTTCAGTAAGCGGTACAGGTACTAACGCAACAACTACAATCACTGGTTTTGCTAACCTAACTTATACATACAGCAATGTACAGCCCGTAGCAGATCCTGTTAACGGAACATTGTGGTACTACAGCGATCCTACAGTAGTTGACATCATGATCAACACTGGTACAGCATGGGTTGGCTATCAAACAGGCATTACTGATGCACGTGGTTATAGCCTAACATACGGTACACTAGATCCAACTGGCGTAATCGTAGCAGCTAGTGCCCCAACAGTACAAACAGACAACAGCACATTGGCCAAAGGTGACTTGTGGTTAGACACAAGCGATTTGGAAAACTGGCCTAAGCTAAGCCGTTGGAACGGTGGTAACTGGGTTGCTATTGACAACACAGACCAAATCACAACAAACGGTATCTTGTTTGCAGATGCACGTTGGGACATCACTGGTACAAACGATCCAGCAAGCGGTACAGAAATCACACCAATTGCAATGGCACAGAGCAACTACCTAGACCTAGACGCTCCTAATCCACAACTATATCCACGTGGCATGTTGTTGTTAAACACACGCCGCAGCGGTTACAACGTTAAGAAGTTTGTTACAAACTACTTCAACACTACCAGTGACAACGTAGCAACTTATGCAAGCGGTACAACCTACGCTAAAGGCGCTAAAATTACCACAAACGGTACAGCAATTTATGTGTCGTTACAAAACAGCAACACTGGCAACACCCCAGCAGTTGACAGCAATGGTAATCCAGCAGTCAGTGCATACTGGGCACCACTACAAACTGGTACATGGGTAACAGCAAGCGGACTAAAAGATGATGGCAGTCCTTATGCTGGACATAAAGCACAACGTCAAATTGTTATTCACGCAATGAAGGCAGCACTAGATGCCAACACTGAAATCCGTGAAGAACAATTCAAGTTCAGCTTGATTTGTGCTCCTGGTTATCCAGAGCTAATCAGCGACATGGTAAGTCTAAACAATGACCGTGCTAACACAGCATTCGTTATTGGTGACACTCCAATGAGCTTGAGTACTAACCCAGTTGATTTGATTAACTGGAGCAATGATACAAATGGTGACGGACTTACAACTAGCGATCCATACTTGGCTGTATACTATCCAAGCGGATTGAGCAGCGACCTAAGCGGTAACGAGATCATGGTTCCTCCAAGCCATATGGCATTGCGTACATACTTGTACAACGACAACGTGGCTTTCCCTTGGTTTGCTCCAGCAGGCACACGCCGTGGTCTAGTAAGCAACGCTACAGACCTAGGCTACTTGAATACAACTACAGGCGAGTTTACTCGTACTGGTGTTAACCAAGCCCTACGTGATACACTGTATCAAAACAAGATTAACCCAATCACAATTATTCCAGGTATTGGACTAGTTGTATGGGGTCAGAAAACACGCGATCCAAACACAGAAAGTATGGACCGTGTCAACGTTGCACGTTTGGTCAACTACATCCGTACAATCTTCTCAAGCGCAGGCAATGCGTTCTTGTTCGAACCTAACGACAAGATCACACGTGACCAGTTTGCAGCAACATTGAACCGTGCGTTGAACGATTTGGTTGCAAAACGCGGTATTTACGACTACTTGGTAGTTTGCGATACTACAAACAACACACCAGATCGTATTGCAAACAATCAATTGTATGCAGACGTTGCTATCGAACCTACTAAAGATGTTGAGTTTATCTACATTCCAATTCGTTTGTTCAACCCAGGTGACATCGCCAAGTTGGGCGGCAAATAATTAGGTAAATAATACATACAGGAGAATAAACAAATGGCAGTAGCATCCTTAACAAACTTTACAGTACCCCTAGCAGGTGGCGCAAGCGCTACTAGCCAGGGCCTGTTGATGCCAAAACTAAAGTATCGTTTCCGTCTAAGTTTTGTAAACTTTGGCGTAAGCACCAACAATGTAATTGAATTAACTAAACAAGTTTCGGACGCAAAACGTCCAAGCGTTAAGTTCAACCCAGTTACTGTTGATATCTACAACAGCAAAGTTTACTTCCAAGGTAAACCTGAATGGGACGAAACTACAGTTAACCTACGTGATGATGCAGGCGGAAACGTCAGCAAACTAGTTGGCGAACAAATCCAGAAGCAATTTGACTTCCAAGAACAAGCCAGTGCAGCATCGGGTATCGATTACAAGTTCCAACTTCAAATTGACATCCTAGACGGCGGCAACGGCGCCGCAACTCCAAACGTGCTTGAATCATGGGCATTATATGGTTGCTTCTTGAGCTCAGTTGACTACGGTGAATTGAACTATAACAGCAGTGATCCTCAAATGATCGCATTGAGCATCCGCTACGACAACGCGGAACAACTACCAGCCGGTGGTCAAACTGCTGGCGTTGGCTTTGGTGCAAGTATCAGCCAAACTATTGGCGCTATTACTGGTTAATACCACTAAACTTAAAAGACCCGCTTCGGCGGGTTTTTTATTGGATAAATATTAGTATGAGCGTAATTAATGATATCCTACATGGAGTTAGCACTGGCCCTAGCGTCCGTGACTTCCAGCATGCCAGTAAAATCTTTACCAGCAATGCCTACGAGCTAAGTCCCAAGTATAGTTTTCTATTTCATGTGGCATTTGATGTTAACAGCAGCCTAAGCCGATTGCCTAACTTGGAGAAGATACAGTTAGGTATGTTGGTCAAGAGTGTGCAGTTGCCCAAGTATACCATAGACACAAAAACACACAATGCCTATAACCGTGTGAACATTGTGCAGAACAAAATCAAATACGAGCCTGTGCAGATCACTTTCCACGATGACAGCGCAGACATTGTACGTGACTTCTGGTATGACTACATGAGTCACTACTATAGAGACAGCGACTACTCTGATCCATCATATCAACAACCCACCAAGTACAATCAACAACAGACTGAACACTGGGGCTATCAACCTGCCAAGTACGGCAGCAACGGTAGTGTTGAGCGTCTGTTGAACAGCATTAAAATCTACAGCCTACACCAAAAACGTTTTACAGAATATGTATTGGTTAACCCAACTATTACCAGCTTTGGTCACGGACAGCATCAACAGGGACAAAACGAATTTCTTGAAAACACCATGACTGTCAGCTATGAAACTGTACTGT